TTGATGTTAATCAAACAATTGATAGTATCACTAAAGGAGCATTACATTGAGCGAATTTAAAGGTCTTATCGATAGACCATTCACAAATCATATCAGCAACTTTGACAAGATGACGCAAGAGTTATCAAAGTATATGACTGAAATTGAAATAGATGCTTGTATCAGTTTTATGATTACATTACAAGACACAAAGTATGATATCAATCCAAGCCCAGAAGATTGCAAAACACAGATGCAAATTATGTTTGGGCGTGATAGATTTTTAGAACTTACACAAAAATGGGGCAAAGACAATCAAAAGTTCCTCAGTGTATTTGGTGCATTAAAGTACAAAGACAAGCGCACTGGTGAATACTACGATGGTCTTGATGAAACAGACAACCCAGAACATTATGAGAAAGTATATTGGTAAAATTATGATGCAATTTTTTAAAAGTATTTGGATGAGAATGCGTAAAAGCAATCAACTACCTGGCAATGAAGTATTAGTGCCAATGACTCCTGTAGCTGTAGAAGAAAAACCAGTTAAACCAAAACGAGTAGTCGTAAGAAAGAAAAAAGATGTTAACAATACGTGAAAGATTAAACAATCCTGGCATCGTGCGTGTCTACTTACAGATGATACGCAATGATAGTGTAGAAGTAGTAGAAAACTTACGCAAGACACTAAAAGAAAATGCAGAAGGTCATCCTAAACAAGTACTGCTTGAAGAAGAAATTATAAAGAGATTGGGCGCATGATAGAGTATAATGCAAGAGAACTATCAAATTTGTTATGTTGTGAACCAAAGTGGCGTCCAATCTATGAACTGATGAGTAAAATGAATGTAGAAGAACTAAAGCAATTTCGTAAAGACTTGCGTGAATACACTCCATATCATTATTTGCATAAGAACTTAGAACGTGAATTCCGTAATAGCATAGGAGACTGATATGAGTTATAGAGCAACAGAACAAATGGCAGCAAACGCAAAGCGTGGCTTAGAGATGCGTGAGAAAGTTAGTCCAAGCAATCGTGGTGGCACAGCAGTAGGACTAAGTCGTGCCAGACAGTTTATGAATCGTAGTGAAGTAAGTCTTGATACAGTTAAACGAACATACAGCTTTTTAAGTCGTGCTGAAACTTACTATGAGCCCGGCAAGAACACACCCGGCACACAAGCATACTTATTATGGGGCGGTCCACCTGGCTTAGCATGGGCAAAGAACATATTAAAACAAGAGGGTCTACTAGATGACTAAAAGAGTATATTACGACCAAAACATAGTCAATGATAGTTTGACTAATACATTTGAGATGGAGCCTATGAATAACAATCAGGCAGAAATCAAGTTAAAAGCACCTAGTAAGCGTGGTGGAAAAAGACCCGGCGCTGGCAGAAAAGTTGGCTCAACAAATAAGATTCAGGGCGTAGAGTTCCTAGAAGAATATAAAAAGATACATGGATCTAATCTTAAAGAAGACTTAGCCAAAGATATGTATGAAGCCAGAATGCGCGGTGATTATGATATGTTGTTTAAGTATCAAACAGCATTCGCAAAGTATTATTTCGCAGATGTAGCAAGTCAAGATATCACAAGTAAGGGCGAAGCATTAGGTGCCAGCTTTACATTTCCAACACAAGAGTTGATAGATTGGCGTGATGCGTAATGTAACGGTTCCTTTATACGGTGAGCAAAAAACGATTCTAGCAGATTGGCTCACTACTGATAAGCACTCTATAGACATAGTGCCCGTTGGTAGTGGAAAGACATTCTTGGCTGCTATAGCCCTGCCAATATTCGCATCAGACCCTCGCTATCATAAAGGCAAAGACATAATCTATAGTGCTCCTACTGGTGCAATGATTAAGTCATTGATTTGGGAGCCACTTAAAAAGAGTTGCATAGAATACTTTGGATTAGTTGATGGTAAAGACATTAACAACAGTGAATTAACAATACGCTTTCCTAATGGTACATTCATTCGGTGCAAGAGTGCAGAACAGCGTGAAAATCTACGAGGCTTAAACGTAGGTGTATGGGTAGCAGACGAGGCTGCACTGTACACACAAGATACATTGCAAGAAATTACCAATCGATTACGCCCTAAAGTGGGTCAGCCAGACACTGCTGGTCGATTGATTGTTATCAGTACGCCAAACGGTACGGGACCATTGCACGATTTGTTTCAGCTTGCATTACAGAACCCAGAAAAGTATATTGTTCGTCATTACAATTATCTACAAATGCGTAGTGGTAACAAGAACTTCATTGAAGAACAAAAGCGTATTATTAGCCCACTTAAGTTTAATCAAGATTACATGTGTCAATGGGAGAGTGTTGCTGACCAATTCTTCTATACATTCGACAAACATAAACATTGTGCTGAAGTCATAGACAGAGGTGGCGATTTATATACATTTCATGACTTTAACAAACGAGTTATGTGTGCCACTGTAGCACAGATTAGTAATCAAGGTAATAATAAAGGTAAGATGGAGATACTTAAAAGTTACGCCATCAATGATTGCAGTACAGAAGGTATTGCCGAAGCCATAAGATTAGATTTTCCCAAGCGTAGAATTAACAGCGTGATTGACATGAGTGGTACACAAGTTAACAGAGATACCACAAGTGCGTTTGGTGTAACAGATAGAATCATCTTAGAAAAGTATGGATTCACAATCGTTAACAATCGTAAGAGTAACCCATTAATTAGCGACACAGATAACACAAGCAATGCTTTCATCAATCGTGGCGGACTCGTCATTAGACCAGACGATAAGTTTTTACTAGAAGCATTGCAAACATATCATTTTGAAGATGGTACACGTAAGAAACTTGTAAAGTACACAGAGCAAAAATATGCTCACATTGACGGCTTAGGTGATTGCATAAGATATGGCATACACTATCTGTTCCCTATCACACATGAATCAACAGGTATCGCTGAGTTCGTAGGTATGGATCCAAGATTTTCAAATAGAAACAGACCTGGAACAGAGCATATGCCTGATAGTCCATTATATCCAGGTGGTCCAACATGGGAAGAAATCATGAACGGTGACCAAGTTGAAGACTATCAAGTATGGAGTTAATTATGGGTAGACCAAAGAGTGAATACAGTTTATTAGAACGATTATTAAACAAAGTAATTGTTAATGAGGTAACAGATTGTTGGGAATGGCAAGGTGGTACTAACAATATTGGTTATGGTATGATTCGTGATGCACAACGTATGCGTACAACACATAGAGTAAGTTATGAAGAACATAATCAAGCTAAGATACCAGATCATCTTATAGTGATGCATAGTTGTGATAATACCATATGTGTTAATCCAGCTCACTTAAATCTTGGTACACGTAGCGACAACACGCAAGACATGCTTAACAAAGGACGTGCAAAGCCATTTGGTCAGCATATCAATAATGGTGGAGGAATGCGTGGTAAAAAGATGCCTAAAACCTATTGTATCCATTGCAATCGTTCAATAAGTAATCCAGCGTACGCCAGATACCATGGTGATAAGTGCAAGAGTATAGGTAATGCATAAATACATTATCTACTAAATGCCTATTTATGTGAGAAAAATAAAAATATGAAAACAAAAGCAGAATTACTAAAGCGTAACCCAATATATTCTAGCATCTACAATGAGATGTTGGCATATCAATATGCATATCTTGGGGGACTACCTTTCAAGATGTTCGTGCGTAAGAAAAGACCTAGTGAAGATAGCACACTCTATCTAGACCTAGTATCTAACACAATCGCTCAACCAATCTGTCGTTACATCGTTGACACAATTAATGATGTATTGTTTGAGCCAGGCATTAAGCGTAACATGCAATTCTGTACTCCAACTGGTGCAAGAATAGAACCTAAGAACACTGAATGGGCAGACTTATTCTTACTAGACGCTGACTTAACTAATCGTTCAATGAATGGCTTCATGGAGAGCATTGGTGATCTAACAAGTATCTATGGACATTGCTGGGTAGCAGTTGATATGCCACAAGCAGGTCAAGGTAATCTAGGTCGTCCTTATGTTTGCGCTATTAATCCATTGAATGTATGGAACTGGGAGTTTGATTACTATGGTGGTCGCCCAATGCTTAAGCATGTTACAGTTATGGAGATGGAAGAAACAGATTGTTACTACATTAAATGTTATACATTGGGTGATGCAACAACTCCATCATATTGGGAAAGCTATGAAGTTAAAAAAGGTCCTAGCAACATGGAAGAAGCCGCTGAACTAATTGGCACCGGCACTTACCCACCTGGCATGAGTCTACCAATCTTCATCGCATATGGTCGCAGAGACCCAAGAACAATCGATTTGGGCATTAGTGATATTGACGGCGCAAGTGATGCAATGCGTGAATATTACAAATTAGAGTGCGAGAAGTATACAGCATTACAGTTTGCACATACATTGATTCGTGCAGACAAAGGAATTAGTATTCCTGTTCACGCGGGAGCTATCGTGAGAGCAAACGAGGGACAAGTAGAAGCTATCCCCGTTGACACCGGAGACGTTGATGCAATTATCAAAGCGCAACAAGATATCCTTGAACAGATTGAGGCACTTTCGGGCTTAGGTGGACTAAGGAATACTAAGAATCAAATTGCTAGTGGCGTTGCTATCATTGAAGAACGCAAGCAATTGCATCGATTAGCTAAGAGTAAAGCTAGATTGATGGAAGTTACAGAAGAAATGATTTATACATTTGCCGCACGTTTTATGAATGTTCGTTGGGCAGGTGAAGTAAACTATAACACAGACTATGAAGCACACGATACAAACTATCGTATGGCTATCATCAAGAGTGCAAAAGAACTTGTTGGTGACAATCCAATGATTCAAGCACTAATCACTAAAGAAATTATTGGT